GAAAACGTGTTTCAGCATCGTTTATCTGTAACGTCCAAGACTGTGAACACACTGCGCCAAGCTCGATATCATCGGAGAGCGAGGTGCTTTGAGAGGTGCTGCTTGCAGATATGATCTTATCCCCCGAAATAACGCTGTCGCTGCCTTCAAGCTCCATTCGCCAGGTGCGGCAGTAACTTTCAATCTTGGTTGATACGATGTCGCTTACTGTGTACATTTATGTCACCTCACCTGTACCGGAATAGGCATAAAGGTCAAGGGAAAGCACCTTGCAAAGCTGTCTTTTCTTATCCCAACCCCACTGCTCGTATGTTGTACCCTCTGCCCTAAAACGTGCCGTGACCATGTTGAACGTTTCATCAAGGTAGGTAACAGGAAAGTCAGTGTCCTGCATATTCAGAACATAGCTGTTTATAGCTGCCACTTCCTGCGGCTTTAAGTTTGCCCACTCTATGTGCAGCGTGGTCTGCAAGCCCTTTACATCGCCCACATATCGGCAGGTAGACGCAAGCCCTGCATTGTCGGACATTATTTTCTTCTTGTCTATGGTGAATGTTGTCGGCACGGCTATTTCAGTATCACCAAATTTAAGATACGCCATTTTGACCTCCTTACATAAGCGGCGACTTGCCGTTAAGCTTTGTCTGAGAGTTTATATCCTCGACTGCTGCCTTGCCGACAACTCGCTTGTCTATCATCACATTCACGTTAAGAGGCTGTCTGCTGTTCTTATCACCCACCGAGGCGTATTCTGCCAGTGCGTTAAGGATAGCCGATCTCATAGCTGTGTTTGAGGTGTCGGGCATAGTCTGAGCCGCTGCCTGCTCTCTCAGCGATGAAACGTCAATGCTGTTATCTACCTTGCTTGCGCTTTGTATCGCAGACCTTACCATGTTTTCAGACGCCTGCACCGCAAGATATGTTTCGTCAGCCACGCCCAGTGCATAGCCCTCTCCCACATATCCGCCCAGCGTGCGGAAAACTCTTGAAGGCGAGTGTGAATCCTGTGCAAGTCTTGCGGCGTTTATGCCCCTTATGACCATTTCATTTACTGTGGCACTTACAAATGACATTCTGCTCTGTATGCCGTCTGCGTAGCCGTCTGCGGCGTACTGTCCTAGTACTTCATACGCCGTCCGCATACTGTAGTAGTTTTGTGACGGCAGGTCAACAAGGTCTGCAAGGAGCTTTGCAGAAGAATCTTTCATCTTGCTCATACTACTGTCAACGTAGTCATTCATTTCGTCAAAAATGCCCTTGCTCTTGGCAGAGTATTTCTTGAGTTCCTTATCTGACATATCAACAAACGCCTTTGCGTATCCTGCACCCTTTGGACCCATTTCTTCAAGATTATTGTAAAAGTCCTGTGAGATAATGCCGTCTGCGACCTTTTTCTTCAGCTTAGCAAGGTTGTTTTCCCAGTCGGTAAAGCCGTTTATGTTATCGTCAAGATTTGCGATAAGCTGTTCGGCGGTCACATCTGACTTTCCACAGAACTCGTCAAGAAGATCTATCTGTCCGAACACAAGATCGTGCTGGGTTTTGTATGCGTCTGCATACTTGCCGCAGATGTCATTTATCTGCGACAGCGTTTCTTCCGAGAGTTCTGCTATCGAGCCTGTTGTAAGAGCATAAGCGTCGGCAAATTCTTTCTGAGCGGTGTTTGCTTCCTCTATGGACTGTCTTACAGAGGAAAGGTCATTGTTTGCTGTTGTAAGTGCACCGTGAGCGGTGTTGAGGGACAGTGCAAGTGCGTCAAAATCATCACCTGTCAAGCCGTCAGCCTTAGCCTGCTTGTATCGTTCAAGTGCTTCATCATACTCGTTCTGAGCCGCCGCTTGATTTCGCAGTGCCTCTGCAAGCTTGTCCTGCAGCTCTTTCGTGTCCTGCATATCCGCATAAGCGTCAAGCATATTGCTCACCGCTGCTACGTTGTTTTTAAGGCTGCCTGTCTGCTCGTCAAGGGTCAGATTAAGTCCGTCTATATCGCCGTTGAGCTGATCTATAATGGATTGCATTTCGGCTTTTTCATCAGCACTTTTATTTTCAGTTTCATTCAGCTCTTTGAGCCTGTCATTGAGCGCACGATAGGAGTCAGCCTGCTTTTTATTACTGTCTGTGCTGTCGGCAAGTTCTTCGTGAAGACTTTCAACGGCACTTTTGGTGGAAAGACATTTGTCCGAAAACTGTTTTACACTCTCGGACAAATTCACTATACTGCTTTCTGTGACGTCTATCTCATTGGCAAAATGATTTATGATCGCACTGCCTATGAGTGCGACACCTGCAGCGATACCTGCCGCAAGATTTTGAGTTATAGCCATTTCGGCATTCATGGCCGTTGCCATAGCCTTACCTTGTATCATTTGCAGAGTAAGCCCCTCAAAGGACTTTGTGACCGCAGATACCTTTGACACCGCAATGAATGTCACAATTGCCGCTGTTATGGATTTAAGGGCGTTGTGAACACCCTCTATAACGCCCTCTATATTTTCTGCGTCAACGCCCATTTTCTCAAAAAGCTGACCAACTGCTGAATCAAATACCTTTGCCGTTTGAGATACAAAGCTCTTTGCAAGTCGCTTTACGTTACCGAAAAATGTTTCTGTCGAACCTATCAGGTCATTGAAAGCCTTATCAGCATCACCACCTGATGTAAGCACACCAAGAAAGTTCTTGGCGGCAGCTTTCATGCTTGCGAATGAACCTGAAAAGGTGGTGCTTGCCTCTTTGGCTGTTGTGCCTGTGATATCAAGGTTTTGCTGAATTGTGTGGATAGCGTTGTATACGTCACTCAGATTATCAATGTTGTATTCAACTCCGCTGAGCTTCTGAGCGTCCTGCAAGAGCCGTTCCATTTCAGACTTTGTTCCACCGTAGCCAAGCTTGAGGTTGTCAAGCATTGTGTAGTTCTGCTTTGCGAAACCTTGATAAGCGTTTTGTATAGACTGCATATCCGAGCCGAATTTGTTGGCGTTGTCGGACATATCCACCATAGCAGTGTGGGCGATATTTGCAGCCTTTTGAGTGTCACCGCCAAGAGATGAAAGCAACGACGCAGAAAAGCTCGTGACGTTCTCCATATACTCGTTTGCACTTACTCCTGCGGTCTTGTAGGCATCCTGTGCGTTCTTCTTGACGATATCAGCGTGCTTTTTAAAGAGCGTTTCAACACCGCCAAGAGATTGTTCAAGTGCCGCACCCTCAGTGAATGCAGAGGTGACGACCTTGCTTATAGCCGCTCCCACACCTGCCGCCGCAACAGCTTTTTTGAGCTTTGAGGCAAAGGAGCTGCCTGTTTTGTCGCCTGCCTTGTCGCCCTCGTCGGGCAGGTCTTTGAACAGGTCTTTTATTCTGCCTGTTATGCCCTCTGAGATAGGTATTATCTGCACATATGCGTCCGCAAGCTTAGTTCCTTCCGCCATTACGTTTCACCTCCTATCAGTTCTTGCCTTGCTTTTTCAAATTCTTCGATACTTGTAAATCCTCGTGTCTTGCTCTCACTGTCGCCTAAAAGCTTTGAAACAACAGTTTCGGGTATGTTCACACCTCTTGCGCCGTCTTTCGTTTTAGCCCATTGCAGCCACGCAAGCTTGTCATATATCATTGCAGCAAGGAGCGTGTCAAGAGTGACCTTATCCCCCGAGAGCAGCATCTTGCATCGGCTGTCGGGACGCAGACCCATAAAAAACGCCGCCACTGAGGAAAGCGGCAGCGTTTTGTAGTCGTATATGTGATAGACCTCTGCGAGATCGCAGGCAAGCGACATCTCATCACGGCATATCATATGGGCAAGTCCGCAGACAGCCCTCAGGCGTTTTTTGTTTTGTCGCCCTCTGAGCCTTCGCCTTTCAGTATATCGGCGATCTCTGCAAGCATCTTGTTTCTTGACACTATTCCTGTGTCTATATCTCTGCAATGCTCTTTGAGGCTGTCGAGCTGTGCCTTGGAAAGGAGCTGTCTTGCCACCTTGATGACAGCGGCAGTGTCGCCCTCATCTATCGCCACAAGTGATTCAAGCAGCTCCCAGTTGTCAAGAGCCTTATCCTCTATCTCATAGTCAAAACCGCTTTTTGTGATACCTTTAAGCATATGATCTTCCTCCTGTTACTCAGATTTCAGGTGAATGTACTCATAGTGTGAGTTGCCCTTGCTGTCGTTGACGGCTGTCAGCGTGATGTTATAGCCCACTGCGTCAGTGTCTATATACTTGATCTCGCCCAGAGCCGTTACAGAGGCACAAGGGACTACGATACGCTTTAAAGCTCCGTCCTTGAGGATAAGCTCGAAAACATACACGCTCTCCTCGTCAGAGCCGCCGTTCACGGCAACTGTTATGTCCTTGCCCTCAAGTGCAGTTGTGACGTTATCAGAGCCGTAGACAGTTTTGAGCACTTCCTCGTTGAGCGTTTCGATGAGCGTCAGCGTGAATGTGTCACTGCCTGCGTTGATCATATTGAGCACTACATCTCCGCCCCAGGCTGCTACGTTGCTGTTTGAGCGGCCATTGCCGTTTGAAAGTCCGTCCTCTGAGCAATAGCCAAGGCACTTGAACTCCGCTGCAAGAGCCGATGTTGCGTCTGTCGGCAGCGTTGTGCCTTTAGGTGCACGATATACCGCACCGCCTATCTTAGGCTTGCCTGCGGTAACGTTGTTTGCATTGTTGGTGTTTGACATTGTTATCTCTCCTTTTCGTAATATCGTATGTCGAATACTGCCTGATAGCGGTATCGCTTTGTTTCCTCATCGGTGTAGTTGTAGTCGCTGTTCAGCTTGCAGGATATGACGTCATCAAGAGTCACAGCGTCACGCATAGCTGTCTTGACGGTGTGATTGAGCCTTGCCGCCTCGTAAAGGCTGCCGCCGTATGACTGCACGGCGAGGGTCGCCGAAGATAGTCTGTTTTTCTCAGACGAGCCAAGCTTGTCGATGATGATATACTTCTGCGGCGGCTTTGCAGGCTCTTCCATAAATGCGGGAACGTCAAGGCTCTTGCTCAGATAGCCCAGTATAACTTCTTCTATCATTTTCTCAGCACCGCCTTTAATATGGCATTGTCTTGCTTTGTTTCCTTTCTCGCCTTGTAGGTCACAGCCTTTATGCTTGCGTTCACACGCTTTTTACCTGAATAGGTGGACACCTCGTAGCCGTCACCCAGCCGCTGTGCCGCTTTGTCGGCAAACTCACGGCATATGTTCTCAGCCTCTTTTGAACGCAGCATTTGCCTTACTGCCTTGCGGTCAAGAACTATCTTTACCTTATCCATAGCGTTCCACCTTGACTTTCTTGTTCCAGCTAAGAGGCAGATTTTCTTCGATACCCTCTATCGGGAAACCTATGGTACAAAATTTCCTGCCGAAGAACTCGACCTCTGTGTTTTCCCAAACGTGTGTATCTCCTTTTGGAATTGCAAGGGTGTAAGCTATTCGCTTGCCCGATAAGTTAAGCTCGCTTATAACATCATCAGACGACGGCTCGCCTACAAGAACATTGTCAACAAGCTCCCAGCTATCCTCATAAGTTGGTCTGCCAAAGCCGTCAACGCCTGTCTGCGTTTGCACTTTAAGCTTCACCGAAATTCCCTTTATCATTGTTCTCATAGTCATATACCTCCATAGCTCCCCACCTCTGACGAATGATACCAAGCTCTTTCAATTCGTTTTTGAGAAAATATAAAGATTGTCCTGAATTGAGATAAGTCATTGACACCGAATAGCCCATAGCTGCCTGCGACGCCTGCACAGCAGGTGGTGCATTATCAGCCGAACAGTCAAGACTTCTCACAACAGCCTTTGAGATTATCGCCTTTACTGTCAACGCATAGTCTTCATCACTTGTCACAAGGGCATTGACATCAACGCCGTAACGCTTGCCTATAACACGGAGCTTTGCGCAGGCGGTCTCGATAAGACTATCCGCCGCCTGCTGCTCCTGTGATGTAAGCTTTCGTCCGTATACTGCTATGTCGTCGATAGTGGCATAAACGTTGCTCATTCTGTTGCCTGAACGGCCTGAACGGCTGCAAACGCCTTAGGGTCAAGGATAGCAAAGCCGATATAAGCCTCTGTTCTGAGATACACCTCATTGTGACCTTTCAGATCTCTGCCTGAGTTATCAGGGTCGCCGTACTGGATAACTTCAAGGGGCAGCTCCTTTGCGTAGCCCCACTTGAAAGCTCTTGCAAAGTCGCCTACGATAGCCCTGTCTGTACCCTTATTAAAGTTTACGGTGGAATTTACATCGCAGGCTGTGCCGTTAAGGCTGCCCGGGTTTGCACCGAGAGCAAACTCTGGATACTGCTTTACGCCGTTGACCTTGAGTTTTGCAAGAGAAGAGGCAAACTCCTTTGAGAACGCAAAGCCTGTAACGTTGTAGTCGCCAAGCTTAGCAACTGCATCTTCGAGGTTGCTTTCAGGGTCTGCGCTGTCAAAGTCTACCTTTGCGGTGTTGTCGGCAACTGCCTTGTCGATATAGTTATCGCCGAGAGCTGCAACAACTGTCTTTTTTCTCGGGTTTATTCCGTGGAAGCCGAGAATGTCGATCGCACGAGCGAATTTGATAGCTGCGCCCTCTGCAAAAGACTTGATGACTTCAAGCTTTTTCTCGTTTGTTCCATAGATGAACTCGTCACTGAAGCGTGCGCCGTATTCGATCTTGAGAGGACGCATTGTTACCTTGCCGAGCTTAGCACTGCCTGCGGATTTAGCCTCGCTTTCACCGATAACGTCCGCCTCATCGTCCATAGAGAAAACGAAATAGTCGTTGCCGTTAAAAGATACAGGATCTCTGCCGCTAAGCTTTGCAAGGGAGGAATGACCCTTTACTGTTGAAAAAATGCTTGTTACTGTTTCAGGCTCAAGAAGTGTGCCTCTCTTAATTGTTTCTGCCATGATTATTCTCCTTTCAGCTTTTCAAGTGTTCTTCTAAGTGCGTTTTCCGCACTGTTTTTGCTTGGGTCGCCCTCTGCTCTGAAATCAGGGGCATTGTGTGCTGCCTTAAAGTATTTTGACATCTTTTCTGCATCGGCTCTTATAGACTTCTCGTCCTCACCGCTGAGCCTGTCAGAAAGCTCCGCAGGAAGTCCGTACTCCTGTGCGGCTCTCACCCTGAAAAGGCTCTGTTCAGCCGCCTTGCCCTTTGCCGTAAGGTCTGCTATAGTGGTTTCATAGCCCTTGACCTTTTCTGCCATATCAGCAGGGGAAACATATCCCTCAAACTGCTTTGTGACAGCATTTGTGTTTTCCTCCAGCTTGGCATTTACTATCTTGTCAAGCTGTTCCTGCGTCGTGACAGGCTCAAATTCTTCTGCCATAATATCATTCCTTTCAAATATTAGTAGCTTATCTTTTGCTTTTTCTTTTCTTTAGCGTTCGCACAACTCCAATGTGCAAGCACCACCGACTCTAACAGCGAAATGTCAGCACCCTCCATAATAGAGCTGTAACCGAAACCTCCGCCTGAGCCTATGGCTCTGTGTTCACAGTTTGAAACAGCCTGCTCAAGTGCAGGTTGTTCTGCGTGGCATATCTTATCAGCAAACAGACTTTGCTCAAACTGAGCTGACGCCTGCACCACCTCTGACACCTTTGGAAGCACAGCCTTGCACTTAACTCCTGCGTCTTTCATATCACTTTCAAGCACAGCCTGTCCGTTTGCACCGTCTATGGTCACTTGCCTTGCGTGAGGATTCCTGAGATATGAGATTATCCAGCCGTTTCCCTCTCGCACAGGGCGGCAGTCAATAGCTTCAACGAATACTTTGCCGTCAGAAGCTTTAACAGCAACTGCAAGAGAAACGTTTGCCGTATATCTTGCATACTTAGCGCCGAAGAACAGTTCAGGCGTGCCTGAAAGCTTTGGTGCTGTATCGAGCTGATAGTTGTGCCATTCCTCTCGGCTTATGGCAGACTTCTGATTATATCTTAACCACAGTCCTAAACGCTGGATATTATCGTCTGTCTGGTCTTTGCCAAGCTCTGAACGTATCTTACGCTCAGTTAATATCGTGCCGAGTGAGGGATTTGTTTCATACCAAAGTTCAGGGTCATGTGCGTCAGCCATTTCAGGTATGCTCCACTCTGCCCAGCCGCTGTCAACGTTAGTTCCGCTAAGCGTATCACGGCGGTACTGATAGAACACAGTTCCGGATGATACCGCAGTGGGAGGAGTGCCGCACATCAGTGTCTGAGGGTTTGCAGAATCGGTAACAACGTATTTCAATGCACTTTCTTGGTCAGCCGTGTACTCCTGAGCCTCGTCTATAACGAGCAGGTCATAGCCCTCACCAAGTCCGCCTTTTGATGAACGTGTACGGAAGTTGATAAGACCTCCGTCATTATCTTTGAGCCACTCGATACGTTCAAGGCCAAACTGTTTTGTGCTCTTGAAATCCTCTTTTTCGGTATATCCTGCCTTTGCAAGACGTTCAATGACCTTTTCCCATGCGTTGTGAGAGGTGGTCGTTCTGTGTGCCGTATAAAGAACACGCTCTCCGTGGATAAGTCCCCAGAGAGCACGCATTATAAGTATTTCAGATTTTCCGTTACGTCTTGGCACGCTGTAGCCGTATTTCATATGTGTCCACAAGCCTTCGTCATTAATAGCCATGATGTCGTAGAGCTGTATTTCCTGCCATTCCTGAGCAGTCCTGCCTGTGCTGTTATATAACTCTACAGCCTCGTTGCCCTTAGTCTGCTCATAAGGCAGGACAAGGGCTGTGGTGGGGGTCTGCCTGCCGACTCTCTTATCCTCAATAGGGAATTACCTCCTTTAGGTACGAAAAAAGCACCCTTTAAGGTGCTTGATTCCGATATTTACTAATTGACTATTTTTTCTTTGTTGGCTAAAACAAAAGTCAATGCGTTCTCACAGCGTATAAGAGCGTTGATATACTCGCTATTATCATCTGCCTGCTTGCCAATTTTCATTTCAATTTCTGCGATTTCTCTTTTTGCTCGGCATAAAATATAGACATCTTTTATGCTTAGTCCCATATTATTCTTCCTTTCTGTTTTTGGGTATAAAAATACCGCCTCGCCGTAGCGGAGCGGTTATTAACTAATATTTGAGTTCAGGAGGTAACTGCTTTTCTCGAATGTCTGTCTCTGATACTTCTATACGAGAAATATGAAAAGCTTTTTTACAGTCATTGCACCAAACATCTCCATATCCTTTACCACTGCTTATTTCAAGCAATCTGTAATCTGTATTTTCTTGTCCGCAATATGGGCATTTGCCTGCCTTATGGAGCTGCTTTATACTCGCTAGATTGTCAAGCCATTTCATACTATCACCTCTTTGTAACCAAGCTATAAAATAATCGTTCAAACCTATAAGCTTGTTTTTCCATTAAATCTAAGTTTTGCTGAGCATATGCTTTGCCATGTTTCTTTAGCTGTAAAACGTGGCACTTTTCATGCAATATGGTTTTTACTAATTCCTCTTCAGAAGAAAATGCACTTGGGAACAAGTCTATTCTTCCTATGTTATTATAGTCTGTTGAGCCATAAAAAGGAAGTGCAAGGAGTTTTTCAGAACGCTGAATCTTAAAGGTTATTCCGCTAGTATCAATAGAATATTTTCTACATATGTTCAGAATTTCTCTTTTCTGCATTGGCACTGTCAACGTTGAGAACGCACCTATGTTTTGCTCTTTTCGTTCAAGGTTTCTTCCTGATTTCATTATACCACTTTTTTTCGATTTGTCAATCCTGCTAAGCACTTCTTTTTCCTTAGCTCTCGCCTGCTCAGGTGTGAGCCTTGTGACCTGCTTGCGTGTTTCGATCTCTTTGCCGTTTTGAACGTCTGAATAGCTTATTTGATCATATGTGCCTGCCTTTTCATTGACGTAGGTTATCTCACAGGTGCAGCGCTTATGCCGCCGCCACACGTCCTTTGGAACATCAGGATAGACGTACTTTCCTGCAAGCTTTGAACACCATGCGCAGCACTTGCTGTGGTCTGAACGGATAACGTAGACTTTAAGTCCTGCCTTACTGCGAAAGTCAGCATTTGTTTTGACATAATCGGTAAAAATCGAGCCGTTTATGTTCTCAACTGACGCAGTGAACTCGCTGAGCGACGTCTTGTCGGTAAGGTCCTTTTGAGCAGTTACTTTTGCAAGATTTTCTATCCTCTCAGAGGGGAAATCTGCTCTTTGTGGCTTTATGCCTATGCCTGCCGCCTTATCAAGCTGTTTTTGGATATTCTCAGCCACAGAGTTTATAAGATCGTAGTTATCACCGAATATATCACCGAGTATCTCAGCAATAAGCTGTTCATCTGTAAAAGCCTTTGGGCTTTCGGTTATGCTTTTTTCAAAGACTTTTTTCAGCACAGTTCCTGTTGCCTGTGCGAAGTCATCAACATCAGTGAGGTTTGCTTTACCGCTTTCAAGCCTTTTTATAATGCTCTGCAAATGTTTGTCGCTTTTTGAAAGCTTGACAAGGTCGCTTTTTATTTTGTCTGAAAGTGCGCTCATTTGCCGTCACTCTCCATACCTGTGAGAGCCTTTATGTTTCTTGCACCAAGATAGTCAGGCACAGCCTGGTTTATCTTTAAGATAGCGTCGCCCACACCCGAGAGTGCCGCAGCGTCAGGCTCGAAGATAGGCAGCCATGCGACTTTTGTATCTCTGAACGCATCTCTTTGATATGCGTATCTGTCACGGATACAAACGGCAAGATAGCCCACATTGAGCAGACCTGTTCCGAACGTCCTCTGTGCCTTGCGTGCCGTTAATCGTAGATTTTCATGACCTGCCTTGATAGCCTCTGCGCTGGAGGGGTTTTCGGTGGCAAAGCCCAAGTCATCAAGGGTCAGTCCTGTTTCTCCTGCGAACAGGCTTGCAAGTGTTCTCAGCTGTTCAGTATATGGCGTCATTGATTGCTGTTGAAACTGTCCTACAATGGGGTGATCGCCGTCGCCGTCTTTCGTGAAATTCAGAAAAGAGGATATCGTAGCAAGGCGGTTATTGAACTCTGCGTCCTCAGATAATCCAAGCACATATTTTTGAGGAAAGCTGTAAAATTCAGCCGACACCTCAGAGCGTTTTATAGTTCTGAGAGCTGTCTGCGTATAGGCTATGCAGGCTCTTGAAATACGGCTGTGACCGAACGGACGCTTTGCGTCAGGACGATATATTATCGGCACGAGCAGTGCATATGGTGCAGCGTTTGGTATACGCTGAACAAGCACACCATGGGAGTATATTTCCGTCATGCCTGCCATGAAATAAGCCTCTGTCTTTACAACGCCCATGCTGCCACGCTCAAGCACTGCATAGCCCTCTGTAAGCAGATTTGTCACAGGATCAATAATACCGGTGGCATTTGAGCCGTCAATTACCTGCAGGCGAGGATAGCCGTTATCTTCTCGGATATAGACGAAAGAACACGCTGAGATAAGAGCCGAAAGCACCGCAGAGTCAATGAGTATATCCTGATTGTTTGACAAGAATATTTCGCTCAGATCAAATTCATCATTTTGAAATTCATCGAACTGCAAGCGGTCAGCAAGGCTATCGACTGCTTTCGCACACCAACCGACAGTTTCCTTTAGCCCCTTGAATTTTTCGGGAGCAAGGCTCGAAAAGTCCTGTGCGTTATTTTTCATTTCGTAGTACTTATATCTCAATAGCACTCGTGTTTGTTTATCGGCAAGTCTGCGTCGCAGATAGTCAATTCCGTATATTTCGTTTGTCATATTTTTGCTCCTGTTTAAAATTCTGCGAGATATTTACACAATGAAGGCGTGAACGTGAAATTGCCCCTCAAAGGGGGTGGTATGCCCCCATATGCTCAAAAAAATTGGAAATTTCGTGGAAATTCGTGCTTAAATCGACTTCCAATCAAAAGTTTGCGGTAAAACACGGTTGGATACGGCTTCTACCTTTTGGTCAAACACCTGTTTTTCTACCAATTTATCAGATTTTTGACGATTGCAACACCAATGAGCAAGCTGTAGGTTTTCAAGGGCTGAGGGGTGACCGCCTTTTGCAATGGGTATGATATGATCTATGCAAGCTGACAGTGGGTGTGGATACTTCAAGGAAAAATCAACAGGTTTTCCACAGATACCGCAGACTGTTTGGGTAGCATATATCTTTTTCTTGTTGATACGGAACTGTGTTTGATGTGAGCCGTTTCGATCTGGTCTTGGTACTGACATTGTATACCTCCGTGCAACGCAAGAGGCACCCCATAGGAGTGCCTCTTGTGAAAATATTATAAGGAGTTTTGTAAATGGTGGAGCAGATGTTGAGCTGGCACGCTCTCGACCTGCATAGCCCCTTACGGGGCTTAGAAAATTGGAGGTGACTTCATGAAAGTACAAGTCTGAGGTACATCTACACTTTCCTCAGTTTAAATTATAACACACCTAAAACGCACAAACCGCACAAATATCACTTTTCTTGCAAATATCTTTGGATTTTCATTCGCACTCCGCTCTCTGACATTCTTCCACCACTAACCTGCATAGCTATCTGCAAGTACGTCTTTCCTTTGATGAATTTCAGCACGAACATTCGCCTTGTCTGATAGTCCTCTATCCCCTTGATAAACTCCTCAATAGCCCTCTGCTCGGCTTCAAGTCGTGCCTGTTCGCACAGCAGTGAAAGTGTATCACCGCTTGGCAAGAAGCCGTCTATGCGTGTGCTGTGTGGTGTGTAGGACGGTGGAGTGCATACGCTGATACTGTCGGCAACGTACTTGCCTGAAAGCTCCGCTTTGATGTCCTCAATGGCTGAGGCGTTCCTGCGGTAGGCTTTCAGGCGTGACATGGTCATAGGGTCAGCCATTAGCAACACCGTCCATTCTTGCTCCGCAAAGTGCACAATAAGTCGGGAACGTATCGCCGCATATTTCTTCTAAATCGCTTGCATAATATTCTGTTTTACATTCACTACATCTTGTACAGCCGTTTTCATACATTAATTCTGTGCTTTCCCACTTTCCGTGCCTTGCTTCCTGCACGTCTGCGGTAGGCTGTTCGTTGATTATATCGGCAATGCTGCTGTTATCACCCAGAATGCCTGTTATGTCCTTTTCGTATATCGGCATACACGCCGCCGATAGTTCGTCAATCAGATTGTCTGCATCGATGTATCTTGCCATTGTTATACCTCCAAATCATCAAATGTCAGCTGGTTAAAATCTTCACCTAGCCACCAGCGAAAAACGTCTTGACCTGTTTGCCATGACATTTTAGCAGCTTTTCCAAGCTGCTTTCTACGTTCTAGCATTCTATCGAATGCCGCTATATAGTTTTGTTTATATTTGGGATATCGTTCAAATTCAACGTATCTATGTTTTCCAGCCATAGGACAGCCAATGCAACCTATACGACTAAAACCGCATTCATACAGCGGATTTGATTTGCACCCATAGTAACGCAAAAAATCCCACACATCATCATCAGACCAATCAACTATAGGGTTTACCATGGTTTTCGTAGTACGATAGCAGTGTTCAACCAACCTACGATTTTTGTGGTTATCATCATTAAAAATGATTCCGCCCTGATACGTTTGTTGATACTCTATGCCTATTTCATCAGCAGTTTTCATTGTAGTTTTCGGCTTGCCGATAATTTTTATAACATCAGCCGTTTCTTTGCGGCGCTGACTTTCAGACCACCTAACGCCAGTAACAACAACACGTCCTGTCCCGCCACGTTCCTTTAATTCGCTGCAGCAGTATCTTGCAAGGCGTGTCGGAGGTATAAGCTTTTTAACAATCAAATTCCACATTGTAACATGATTGCCGTTCTTGTCATACGCTTTGTCTATTTTTACATCTGGCTGAGATTGAACATATCTAACAGTTTCGGGTGCATCAACTGTTGTCAAATTATGTACAGCATCATATTTAACGCCTGCGAGTTGTGCCAAAATTTTGATACAGTCACTATCTTTTCCACCGCTATATGCTAGATAATATCCGTCCGCAGGTTCAAACGCTTTCAGACGTTCGATAGCCTTTTGTTCTTTTGCACTATCCATATAGCCTCCTAAAAAGTTACTGTCACATTTAACACTGCCGCCGCTAACCAGTAGACGGCTTTTTTGTAGTCCTTCTGCACGGCGTATATAACCGCTGCTCCCACGTCCAGCAAAATCAGCAACAGTGGAAAAATGTATTCGGACTTAACCATGTTACCCCTCCTCAAATTGTAATATTCATTTTTCATCTGGCAACACCGTCCATTTTAATACCGATACCATTCACGTCAACAGCCGTATCAGCAACACCGAAAATAACCTTGCCTATGGCAGTGGACACGTCGCCTTTATGGTAGTTATCTACGGTCATCTTGAATCCCATTCCTGATATCGTTACCTTATCCTCCACCAGATTGACAGCCCTGAAAACCTTGCCGTGCATAGCATTTTCATACACACCATGCAACTTTTCCAGCTTATCCTGACTAACTCCAGCTTTCCACAGAATGGACGAAAGTTTATGTTCGTCAATTGTCGGTATCTCAGTTTCATGAGCATTTTGGTCAACAAATGTGGAAATCTTGTCATTCACAGTAGTGATAAGATCATAGTCAAGCTCATCACCCACAACGCTTGTGAGGATATCCTTGAAAGTTTCCTTTTCGTTCTGACAGGTCATTGAGAACTCGCAGCCCAAAAGCTCCTCAACAACAGAAGTATTCGGCTTTTTAGCGTTCTTCGTGTAGTAAAGCACGCCGTTGATATCCGGTGCACGGTCATTGAAAAGCGGGAACAAAAACCCGTCGCTCGGCAGTTCCACAATTCTATCGCATGACTCTTTCTTTGCAATGGAGTTGTCCTGCTCGTTGTATATAAGCCCGTCGATACGCAGGTTTACAGGGCAAAGTGCCGTGATGATGAAGTTGTAATCCGTGTCAGCCTCTTCCTCAAACTCGTCCATTTTGTTCTTCCTCAACACGGAATATGTACAGTGTGCCGCAAAAATGGTATATGTTGACACATACTCAACCTTTTCAACTATAGCGTTCAGGAAGTTGTCCACCTTTTCTTCATCAAGAAGCTTGCTTTGCAATGTTTCATACATGAAAGGCTGTGCGCCACCCTCAAGATATGCGTCTTTTGGAAACGAATATTCCAGCAGATTTTTGCCGATAGAGCCGCTGAGTACCTTTTTCAGGTTTATCATTATCAGCTCCGCCTCGTCCTGCGGAATAGTGTTGTAAAGCTGATTGGTCTTGCACTTTATGTTCTTTTCAGCGTCCACAAATGCGGTAACAACGTGGTTTACTGTGAAAAGTCCACAGTCGTCGCTGAATATTCTCTTGATCTCGTTAATTTCTTTTTTGTTCATGTTAATCCTCCTCAAATCTCGGACATTCCGTTACTGTATACGAGTGTATCATACCGCCCTTTTGCGCTTCGTACATTCTGTGCTGGCACGTCCTCCAACCCTCAACCGGTCTGCGGTCTATGGACCATGCACAGCCTGTGAGGTATTCTCCTGTTATCTTATCCTTTGTCGGTACTGCGTGGCGGCAGTGCCAGCAGAGGGTGTGGTCAGTGTGTTTCATTGACTTTGCCCCTCCCCCATACCGCATAAGATATCATTAAGCCGCTTACAAACCTCACAGCCGTCATGATGTATCTCGTACTGACATTTCTGAAACGCCTTAGCATATTCCCCATATGTCTGCCATAGATCAAGTGCATAAGCCCCATTGATGTATGCCCTGTATAGTTCCTGCTTTTCGTCAAGCGCCTGTTTCTTGTCTATCTGCCCCGCTCTGAACTCTCGGTACACAATGCAAAGCGACTTGTATAAAAGTTGCTCCACCTGTGTCAGCCCCTCTGGCAGTGGCAGAAGCTTTGCCGCCATTCTGTTCAGCTCGTCTGCCTTTTTTATGACCTCAGCTTTTACCAGCATTATCATCACCGCCAAGATAGTGCATTAGCATATCAGCCGCCTGCTTCCAGCCGTAGCATATCGCCGCCAAATAGTTCTGCTTGCCAAGCTCCGCAAACCACCACATCTGATTATCTGAGGGCTTGCCATTCTCTGCTTTGAGCTCTATGAACAGCCCTTTGTTTTTGCCCCGTGCCACAGGCAGGAACAGATCAGGAACGCCTGACTTCACACCCATAAGCTTTAATCTCTTGCCCTCTCGTGGGTCGCAATGACGTTCGTTCGGTATGTGAAAGAGCAGTTTCAGTTCAGGATAAGCCTTGCGTATGCTTGCCTGCTGCGTCCACTTGATAAGGGCCATTTGCTCTCTGTCTTCATTTCTTGCCATATCATCACCCTTTCATTATCCTGTTGAGTATCTGACTTGCTTCAAACTTTGTCAGACTTTCTATGTCGATATCCGAATTGTTGAGATACTTTCTGCCACGTCTGCGGATAAGGTTTTTCTGATTATCAGTAGCAGGTGCTTTGCCCCACTTTCGACAGATATTCAAATCCCATAAGTACTTGCTATCTGCTTCACGTTCGCAGAGAATTGTGTACGCCTCGTCAAGTGCCTGCTGCATAGGCATTTTCTGTCCCTGCCATATTGCCATACCCAGAGCGTCGGGCGCAGATATCCTCAGCGTTTTCCCCTTACCAAGACTGCATTTCATATCGCCATCCGGCAGCTTAAACCAGTTCACGTCATGGGTATTATACTTCTGCTCCTGCGCCCACAAGTCAACGATACGAACATTCTTTATCCAGCTTTCAGGACAATCCGACATCATAGTAGCCTTTTCAGGAAGCTCAAATAGCATTCCCTCCATTTTGTCCTGACTCTTCTTTGGTAATTCTGAAATGTCAATACCGAGCAAACTTGGAGCTGTTCTCAGGCTTGCCTTGCCTGTTACTCCTACGCAGTCGATGAGCGTGAGCTTGTCCTTGTCAGGGTGCAGCCTCAATCCTCTGCCTACCATTTGCGTATACAATGCGTCTGACTGTGTGGGTCTTGCAATGATAACAGTTTCCACAAGGGGAATGTCAGTACCCTCAGTGAACACCATGCAATTCACAAGACAAGGTATCTCACGCTGAGTAAAACGGCGTATAATATCAGCCCTGTCCTTAGTCTGACCTGTGACTACCTCAGCCCCCTCGATGCGTTTTGCTATCTCGTAGCACTGTTCTACAGATACTGCAAAGATAAGCGTTGCACCTTTGGCGTGTTCTCTATACGCTTGCGCTATAGCGTCCGCAGTGCCGTCCATTGCTTCTGCTAGTTCGCCCGGAGCGTAGTCTCCAAGCCGTGTATGTACTGCTGAAAGGTCATAGCCTATGTCAGCACGTTTGCAGAGGATATCACACAGATAACCATGTTCAATGCCCCAACGCAGGTCACGTTGAAATATGATATCATCAAACACATCATTCAGTCTGCATTTGTCAGCCCTGTTAGGTGTTGCCGTGAAGCCCAGCAGAAGACGTGGTGTGAAGTGATCTATGACCGTTTTGTAACTCTGAGCCGCTGCATGGTGTGCTTCGTCTACTATGATGATATCAAAATCATCAGGTGAAAACCTGTCAAGCCTATGTGTCATGGTCTGGATACTTGCAGAAACCACCTCTTCACTGCCGTCGGTATGGTACTTTGACATTTCAACGCCCTTTGTGCAGTCGAAGTATTTCAGAGGCTGATTTACAAGTTCCTCTCTGTGCGACAGAATAAGCATACGTCCATGACGTGGTATATTTGCAAAAGTCACTGTCTTGCCAAGACCTGTTGCCATTTGCACAAGATGTTTTCCCTGTTTTGCCTGCGTTATCTTATCTATACACTCCTGCTGATAGTCACGGAGCTTTATTCTTGCATTCATTTGATGTTTTTTACCTCCTTATGTGGGACGTGGGGGACAGTGTGGGACAAACGTCCCACACGAAAACCATGCGTATTTACGCACTTTTCAGGGTGTTGTGGGACTGTGGGACAAATTCGCACATTTTCCTATATAGGAAAACACACATATATTTTAACAACGTGTGAACAAAGCTGTGATTCTATATCACCTATTTAAAACAGGTATATATAGGGGGAAAATGTCCCACAGTCCCACACTATGCAGAAAACCACGCATTTACGTTGTTTTCCTCGTGGGACTTATGTCTCACAAAATGCCGAAATCCGATAAGTCCGTCCCACGCATTTCTTCTTCGGTGTAATAGTCCGGTGTTTCATCTGGCAATCTCAACACAACACACTCAACGTTCACGCCACCGATACGCTTGCCACGAGTGTTGTTGCGCCCCCTCACAAGTATCTTGCCGTTAGATTTTAACCAGCTAAGTAATGCCCTTGTGTCGAAGCCCTGTTTTGAAGCCGCTTCGTCGAATTTTGAACGTATGATATACGCAAAATCGCCCTGGATAAGTCCAAACACTTCGCCGTTATTGTCTTCGCCTGTAGCAAAGCGTTTGCTGTTAGAAGCCACCCAATCGCACATATACTGATAGCCTCGTTCACCTGCTGATACCGATTTTTTGGTCTGCAAATACGGTGAGATATCGTCAATTGTTAGTGGCTCGTTCGTTTTGAACACGGACGCTTCTGCAATCATATCAGCAGTAAGTATCATTGCCGCTGCCATTGCCTGCTTTTCTGTTGTATCCGACTTGCAGAGCTTGGCGAAATAATCGTTATAAACCTCTTGTGCCATTGTCAAGGCTTTTTGAGAGGACAGTTTTGCAACGAACTCTCGCCCTGCAAAACCATAGTTTTGTTTTATCACCGCTGATACTGCCATGCCG